ACTAGTTCATCTTCGTCCGCCCCGGCGAGGTCCTCGGTGGCGCTGTAACCAGCAGCAACAAGGGCTTCGCGGGACGGGAACGTGGTTGGCAGTGGCGTACCTGCTGACGCCGACTGCTTTGCTCGCCAAACGTTTGCGCGGACGTCGCCATCGCTGGTGGTGGCCTCAATGTAGCGCCACTTGAGCAGGCAGTACCTGCGATGGTTAGCGACAGAAGCCAACGGCTACGCCTTCTTTTGCTGCTGCGGCTTCTGCTGCTGAGGAGCCTTCTGCGGCAGCTCGGACGCGGGCGCCTTGCGGGCTTCGGCCTCCTGCTTTCGCTTGCGCTCCAGCCGGTGCTTGCGAATCGGGCCGATGCCCATCAGGTGCTCGCCTTGGTCTTGAGGATGGCTACGCCGGGCTTGGTCTTGCCACCCATGCGCAGGTAGCGGTGAGTCGCTCCGTACAGATGCACGGCCAAGACGTCAGAATCAGTGAGGATGTCACTATCCTCCTTGATGCTGACATTCTCGTTGATCCAGGCGACGAGAGCGCCCTTGCGGAGCAGCAGCGACGGGTAGACGGTTGCGGTGGCAGTGAGCCGGTCCGACTTGACGATCGGGATGTTGAGCGGGGTGTAGCGCGGCACCGCGAGTGAGATGTCGACGATGGGGCGACCGCTCGCGTCCTTCATCTTGACGATGTCCGCAAACACCTTCGAGTGCACCGCTAGCGCCGCCAGGTTGTCCGACTCGTCACCAAACACGCTCAGCGTGTCAATGATGGCGTCGGGGGTGATGAGGCCTGCGCCAGTTCCGCTTACGTCGTTGATGAATGACGTCCAGCCAGTGGCATCCTTCGCGGCCTCAATCAGCGACAGGTCAATCCGTCGCTTGAAGACATCAAGCAACTGGCCCTTCGCTTCATCGTAGGGATTGCCAACGCCGGACTGCGCCCACCGGGTCACTTCAACAGCTTTGCCAAAGTGGCGGACGGTCGACACTTCCTCGGTCTCGGACAAGAGCGCTGGGGTGAGTGCATCACCGTCGTTGATCAGCTCCTCCGCATCTCCAATGTCATCGAAGTACGGAATCTTGATGGACTGCCCAGCGGACCCGCGCCCTGCCGTCATTCCGATCTTGAGGATTGCGGCGCCTGTGCCACCGAAAACCTCCATGCCAACGAATCCGCCCTTGACTGCATCGACGAGAATCTCGGCGATGATAACGTTGTTCTTGGTGGTCGTAGCCATCATTGCCTCACTTGCTCACGCGAGCGGCCTTGAGGGCCTCGTACGCGGGTCGGTTGCTGTTGTAGAGATCGTGTTTCTCCATCGAGGAGAGCTGCTCCCAGGTCTTGCCCTGGACTGCGGCGCTTGCCGGGTCACTGGACACGGCTGCGTCGTTGTTGGCAGCGCCAGCGAGCACCTGATTGACGGGCTTGCTCGGCACGCGCCCGTTGAGCCACGCCGCGGACAGGTCGCCTGCGTCGTAGTCAGCGAGAAACGTTTTGTGCTCGTCCGGGGTCAGGCGTTTCTCAGCGGCCGCCTTGTTGAGCATGGCGACGATGCCATTGCGCTCTGCGGTCTTCTTCTCTGTTGCAAGTTGCTCCTGGACGCCTGGGAGCTTGTCCGAGGCTTCCTTCCAGGAGGTGATAACACCGAGAGCCTCGGCAGGATCGGCCTTGCCAGTGAGCTGGCAGACCTTGCCCAAATGCGCCTGGACCGTGGTCACCTTCGCGAGCGCCTCGGTATCCGGCGCCCCCTCGGCGAGGCCGAGGGCAGCCAGAAATGCCTTGTCCATGATGGACCTTTTCTGGGCGTCAGAGCGCCCGTTTGCGCCCGCTTGCCGCGAGCATGATTGATTGTCAGCGTCCCACGGAGGCGTCAGTCCAAGCGCCTTCATGTGCTCGCCGATGTGCTTTTTGCATTCGCCAAGCTCGACCTCGGAAAGGTCGATGCCCCCGCGCGCTCCGTTCAGAATCGCGGCCGCGGCAATGACTCCTGCTTTGCTGACCACGAGTTCGCCTTGTTGATACTCGTGGTGAATGAGCCTGTAGGAGCCAGTGGATTCAGGGTTATCTTCGCCAAAGATGCAGAAGGCCCGGCCGTACTTCTTCCAGTCGACATTGCCTTCGTCGTCGGAGCAGGCATCGCGGACGCTCTTTTCGGCTGCCTTGCTGCTCCATCCGGCGGTGTCGTCGATGGGCCCCGCCCGGTATGGGACGACGCCCAATCCCGCCGATTGAACGACGGGCTGGTATGCAATCATGACCTCGATGGGTCCGCCGACAAGTTGAGGCGCGCCAGATGCGTCGATAGCGTAGTTGATTTGGTAGAGCTTCCCGGACCGCTCGAAGACGAACTTGTCATCCCAGATCTCACGCAGCCAGTTCCACTCGTTCTCCGTCTCGGGGAGCATCCGGTGGAGCAGAGTCTGAAGCGCCCCGCGAATCTGGTCGTGGGACATGCCGAGCGCTTCCATCCTCGCCGCTGCCATGAGCAGAGGGCGGGCGTTCTTCGTCGCCGGCGCATTGGTGAGGGCGGAGTTGGTGATCTCCAACACGCGCCGGGTGTTCTCGTCGTACCAGAACCCAGGAGAGCAGTAGAGCCACTCTTTGCGCTCGATGGCTTCGGCAACCCCTTCCGCCCACTGGTTGTCCACAGCGAGGCACTCGACCCCGCCCTCTCCGTCGCGTACGTCGACAAGGAACGACCCAGCCGACTTGCAGTCTTCAGCCTTGCGCCCGTCGAGTTCGGGGTGCCCGAAGTACCAGGTGAGGCGATTGCCGTACGCCTTGAAGGCGCGCATCACCTCGACGCCGGCGGCCTCGTCGAAGAGGTAGAGTCCCTTCGTCGTATCGTTCCACCCGGCGGCAAATAGGCGAATCTCGGACGGAGCTTTGCCTTCGTTCGCGATGGGAATCGCGAGAGTAATTCGTCTCTTGAGCATAGTTCTATCCGGTCAGCCCACCGTCCCGGTGGTGCGACGTGTGCCCCAGACATGCAAAAGCCCGCTCGTGGCGGGCTTTGGTTCTAGATGTTGCGTTGACTAGGCGGCAGGTTTGGGCTCGTCCGAACCCTCAACCGCCTCGCAATCGCAGGACAATACGTTACCATCGTCATCGAGAGTCACGAACGCCGACGCAGCGTCGAGGAACGCATCAATGTCCTCTTCAGCCTTAGTCCTTTTTGGCTTTTTCTTCTCGGTCATTTGGCGTCCAACCTCGCGCCTTCATGTACGCGTCGATGGCTTCTCGAATCGTCTTCCAGTCTCCGTCATCCCATTGATATGGAACATACGTCTTGCCGTCGACTCGCGCACGCGTCTTTTCGAGCTGCTCGAGTATCCGTGCGTCCCCACTGCGCTCCGCAACCCACTGGGCGTAGGCCCTGGCCCACAGTTCCTTCGGACCACGCAGGTATTCGAAGCTTGCCTTCAGCTTCTTGGCTTGGTTCCCGGTCGCAGTTGCCAGAAAAGCCGCCTCAGCGTCATAGAGGCCAGCATATGCGGCGCTCTTCTTGATGACGTCGAGCACCTCTTTTGCGCCGCCAGACACCGTCAGGAATGTTCCGGCTTTGCCGTGCCCGTGGTGGTCGAGATAGTGTCCGACCTCATGCAGCATCGAAAGCGCGGCGTGAGTATTCCCAGGCCGAATGGTGATTTCAACTGGCTTCTGGGATCCATTGGTGAAGTACCTGTAGGCCGCGTCTTCGGACGCCTTTTGATACTTACGGACTGAGATTCGCGGCATCTTCGGGAAGGCGTGAGCGCTGTCAATCGCAGCTAGAGCCCTCTTCACATCCTCGCTCAACCTCTTGGTTGGAATCTGGATGTTGAACGAATCGGCTGCCTTCACCTCTGGGACCAGCTTGGCTCCTGGAGGCGGAGGCATTGGTACAGGTCCTGCCGGCGGTTCCACGGTCTTTTCGACCTGCTTCGCCAACTCGGGTGGATACTTGCTGAGGTCTGGTTTCCACTCCGATGCATTGGGCGAGAGGCCAAAGCCCTTGTCGGCCTTGATGTCCGCCGGAACCTTTGAGACGCCGCCGTACTCTTCGAGGTCTCCCTTGTCGATCGAGCGCAGTGCCGAGCGGCAATTGAAGTGGTTCGGAGGAACCAGTCCGCGTTTCTCCCACTCATCGAGCGGGAGCACCTTGCCGTCGAGCCTCTCGCACCGCTTGGTGGTCCTCTTGTCGAGGATGGAGTCGTACATGGCGTAGGGCCGGCGCTTCTTGACCGCCGGCTCCTGCATCTGCTTCCAACGCCCAGCGCTGTAGGCCATCAGCACGTTCGTGCGAAAGATGGTCTCCATGCGCCAAGCTGGGGCGGAGACAGTGCCTTGCCACTGGTCGAGAAGCTGTCGAGCCACCGTCTTGCGAAAGTCTTGGAGCGTAGTGCCCTTCTCTACCGCCTTGGAGAGCTCTTTGTGGATACTCGAGAGCACATCTGCGGAAGCAACACCAGAGACAGTGAAGGCCTTTCTGCGAGCCTCCAACGTCATTGCGTCCCAGGCCTTGCGAGTCACTGGCACCCGCGCCAGAAACCACTTGACGGCTTCGTCGAACTCTTCGAGACCGACGCCCGCCATCAGAGGTCCTCGAGCACGGAGTTGCGCCCCGCGAGCTCCGCGAGAATCATGGCTCGCTCGAGCATCTGCGACAGGTCTGGGGCGTTGTCGTACTCCTTCGCAAGCCGCGCCTGAAGTTCCTCGGGCCAGCCCGGCTTGTCCTCGATTTCCTCAAGGATGCCAGTGAGCTTGTCAATCCACGGCGTCAACGCGGCAACGGCAGCGTCGCGCCCTTCGGCCGCATACTGGTCCGCTTTTGCCTGGCCTTCGATGAGGCCATGTGCCTTTGCTGGCGAGTCGCCTGATGCAAGTTGCGCTCGGGAAAGACCCGCTGGCTTCGCCTGTCGCTCTCGAACTTCTACACCGTCTCTGAGCTTGATCCCAACAGCCTCGGCCTCGGCCTTGACATCGACCGGAGCTCCAGTGTCGAGCCACGCATTGATGGCCTCTGCTCCGGCCTTCTTGGTCTCAGCGGCAGTCTTCTTGTCCTCCGGCGGAGTGGTGTCGCGCTTCGGGTACGGCGCAACCTCCCGATTGCCGAAGTTGAACTCAGCCCACCAAACCCACGCTTGGTCTCGCAGCGTGGTAGCGCTGCTCTCGTCGTCGGCCCGGATGATTGAAGCAGCAACGCGGGAGTGCACCTGCGCCGCTGCGTAGCTTCCACCGGTTACCTCGGTTGAGAGGTTCTGCCCAAGCAGGCGGATGGCAATCGCCGAATCGGAAACGTCGGTTTGAGCTCGATATGTTGCCCAGGTGTTCGCCGTCGACTCAACGAGCTTGACGTCAAACCCAGGAGGTAGCGCAAACGAGCTATCTCGAGCAATGTTGTCGAGGTCTGCGGCCAGCGCAGCTCTATCCTTGGCATTTGCTTGGTCTGGGGCGACGCCAAGGAATAGTCCCATTCCGTGGCGCTCCGAGTATCGCCCCCAGTCCGCTTTGGCATACTCCTTGAGCAGCCACCAGCGAGACAAAGAGCGCCACGCGCCACGCGCCCACGGCCTCTTGTTGCCGTACGGCGTGTAGACGATCCAGGTGCCATCGCCAGGAGTGACAAGTACCTCAGAGCCGTCTTCCTGGCGCACATACCACTGGCGCGTCTTCGTGTCCTGTCGATACGCCGATGGATGAATCACGTCCATCGTCGGGATGACGCGTTTGCCACCCTTGCGATCCACCGGCTCCCAAGGAGACAGTCTTGCGATGACGACGCCTAGGATGATTCCCCAGGTCATCCACTCGGCAAGACGATCCTCGGGAAATGCTGAGGTCCAGTCTTCCTTCGACTCCTCCGACTTCACATTGTCCGCTTCGTCGGGAGAATCAAAGCTAATTGGCAGCCCAAGCAGTCCGCGGACGCGGGTCTCTTGCAGGCACCCAGATATGCGATCGTCGCCAAGCATCGCCTCGCACAGCAGGCCTGCCAGGCGTAGATCGCCATTGTCCGCCATCGACTCCGCAGTGCGGATGTAGTCCGGCGTCCAGGTGATAGATGTTGCCCGAACCGATGGCTCCGAATAGGAGCCTGCCGGCGGCGTCGTTGACAGATAGGTTCGTCGAGGCAGCTTCCCCAGAGCCGCCTTCCACACGTCACCTGCGCGCGCACGAATAGCCACGACAGTTGTTCGTAGTCGCTGGCTAAGCTGCATTTATCGTCCGCGCGTTGATCGGTTGTGCCGAAGTGGTGTGTACTCGAACTTCGCGCCCTCTCGAATCGAGTCGCGAGCAGCTACGGCGGCATCAACGATGTCGTCGTGCAGGTCGGACACGCCCGTGAAGGAGCAAATCTGCGTGATAAACTCGTTCGACCATGGCTTGTCCGATGGGACAACCACGTTGCCAGCGTTCCAGTCTGCGGCCAGTCCTTGCGCCCGAATCAACTTGTCCGCAGTCGTCGTCTGCGCGTCTATCGGCACCGGCAGCGATGCCAGGATCACAGCGGCCTCGGCCGTTTTGAGAGGCACACCGCCAGAGATAAGATCCGCAACGCCGAGCTCCACGCCGGAGCAATACCAGCGCGGCATGACTCCTGGGTACCTGTTGCACACCGAGGACAGCAGAGCGGCAAACTCTGGCGCCCGCACCTGGACGCAGTGCGACTCAACCACGAATAGGACGCCGGCAATCTCGCACATGACGACGATTGTCGAAAAGTCCGACCGTTTCTTGCCAGAGTAGGCGAGGTCAATGCCAATGCCGAAACGCCCTACCAGCGGAACTGGCAATCGCTCGCACAGCGTGGCGTTCTGGAACACCTTAGCGCCGCGTGGCACTGGGTGCCCCTGGAACATCGAGGCCCAGTCGTATTCCGACCGGGCCCTGCGCTTGAGCAGCCACCAGAGCGGCCGCATCTCAGGCCACAGCGGCTCATCAATGGCGCGCCGTGGGTCCGAGCCATCATTCAGCGCGGGGAGGTTGACGTACTTCCAGGGGTCGGCGTCAATGCCTTCCTTGGTCAGCCTGCCAATCAGGTCGTCTTCGTGCCACCTGGTGTGCAGCACGATGACCGAGGCGCCCGGGTGGACTCGGACGTATCCAGTCGAGGTGAACCAGTCGTAGACCCGGTTGCGGTAGGTGGCTGATTCAGCTTCCTGCCGGTTCTTGTATGGGTCGTCGATGATCAGGATGCCGCTGATGGGCTGTCCCGTCAGCGGGCCGCCGATGCCAGTGGCAAACAGCCCTCCACCTTCAACTGTCCGCCACTCCTGCGCCGAGTTGGAGTCGTTCTTGAGGCGGGCGCCAGCTCTCACAGCGTACTCGCGGAGCAGCCTCGAGCGGCTGTGCGCGTAGTCCCCGGCGTATGAGACGTAGGCGTTGGTCAGGTGGGGATGCTTGGCGATGTGCCTTGCAGCCCCGTGGAGGAGCGTTTCTGTCTTTGCGTGCTGTGGCGGCAGCGAGAAGCAGAACTCGTGTGACGCGCCCCTCAGCGTGATGTCGTCGAGGACCTCGGTTACCTGCTCGAGGTGCTTCGGACTCTTCCACCGTGGAGAAATCCGCGGGATGAAGTCGAGGAGGGGTAGGTCAGTGAACCGAGGCCTCGTCGGAGTCTGTCCCTGGACGCTCTTCTTGAGCTTCTGGAGACGTTGTACTCTGGCGATCAGTTCCGCCGCTCCCACTCAAGACCTCCGATGCCACGTCCAGGTTGCCCACCTTGTCGATGTAGGTGGTGACCTTGTTGAGGTCCGTCTCTACAGCTATGAGCTCGTCCGCTCGGCGAAGCGCCTTGCGCAGGCTTCGCGTTCGCGAGTTGACCCAACCACGATGCTCGCGAGCTAGGGCCGCGTTGTGCTCTCGTTCCTTTGTCGCCAACGCTTCCAAAAACTCGTGGTCGGCGGCAAGTCGCTTTCGGTAGTTTCTGACGGTCTGATCCGTCACATCCCACTTTTTGCAAGCTTTGCCCACGCCCAAAATCTCGGCATCCACGAGGATGCTGATCGCTCGGGTTCGGTCGAACTTGGGTGAGGCCATGAAAATGGCGACAGTCGCAGGAGGAGGCCTGCGTTTGGGCTGCTGTCGCATCCAGCCAGCGTGAGGGCAACGCGGGGGAGGAGGATACACGTTGGCCCTACTATTTAGGCGGACACGTTTTCCGACTCATTGCTACAAAGAGTCGGTTTATTCGTCCGCGCCAGTATGCGCTCCACCGCAGTGCAGACAGGTTCTCCACGCAGCCACTTTTCGACAGTCCGTGGATCAACTCGAGTCTGCCCAGAGATCAGGTAGATCCATGCCTGCTCTTCCGATATGCGACGCTCCGGCATTCCGAGGCGTCGACGCCTCGCTGTGGCCTCGCACACGTCATCGCAAAACTCACGCGGCCTACCGGCTCCTTCTGCTGCAGGTATCGGCTGTCCACAGGCTGGGCAATCGCGACACCCGTCGAGCGTGGCGCGCTTGGCCCTCCTCTTCGCCATCTTGCGCTCCCGGTCCTTGCGCCGCCTCAGCAACAGAATTGCCATGTCTCTGTCACTCATGCCCCATCGCTCCTGCTGCTCCGCAAACTCTTCTAGTATCCCAACGTGGAGGTCCACGAAACTCATGGCTCGTGGTCTCCGCTCACCGCCAAAGCCGTCGTTGCTCCCAGTTGCTTGGTGTCTATCGACTTTCCGCCCAAAATGCCTCGCAGGCTGACACACTCGACCGAGCAGGCAAATAAGCCACCCGACGACAGAAACCACCCAGGCGGGGGCGATGCCCAGCCGTCGAGCAACGTCGCAACACTGGTTCCCCTGCAGACCGAGCACGTCACTTGGTTGTGCTGCACGTCGTTGGGGCGCTGTGTGACCCGCACCGTGAATCCAAACCGTCGCCAGATATGCGGGAACTTCAATTGACACAGAGCAAGCATCTGCTCGGGTTGGTAAGTGCCCTCGGCGAAGAACACCGACGCGCAGTTGCCGCGCTGGTCGCACGATCGATCCCAGAATGCAAGGGCCGTCCACCCGCCCTTGTGGTGGAGGCTTCCAGCCCCTTGTGGCTGTGCATGCTCAAGTGGGACGCCCACTCCGTATCGGTTCACGAGGTGCCAATCGGGGCACAGCGACTCACGCTCGCTCCACGGGATCGTTCGCTCGTTGGAGACAAACTCCCCGAGCGGCCCGTGCAGGTGGTGCCCTTTGTGTTGGGGGGACCAAACACCGAAGTAGTAGACTTTCATAGCTTCCTCCACAGGTTCGCCATTGCCATCGACTCCTTCCCAGACTCGGAAAGATTGCCACATAGATTGCATCGGTGAACGGTGGCGACACGCCCGCTCATGGCTCCCTCTTGAACGTGGCATCGGTCGTGATGATCGGCGGCTGTGGATGTAGGTCAATCGTGTAAATGCCACTCATGGTGCCGGTTTTGAGAATGTCTTGGCTCCTGTCTGCCGTCCAAGAGACGTTCTTGATTCGCCCCATTGATACACCATTGAAGGTCATCTCCATGTCTATCCAGGGCTGCACGACGGCGATCATGCGCGTCTTTATGCGCTTGATTAGCTCAGCCAGATGGCGCAACTTGGCTTGGAGTAGCCTGTACCTGTGACGCGCCATGGGATGAGCTGGCGGGTAGTCGCCGGGCTTCTGGTAGCGTCGTCCGATCATGGCTTCACCCGATAGCCAACCACCCCCATGACGGGTTCCGCAGGAGACCTAAGGCGACCAACGCCATTACAAAGTGAACAGTTGACCATCACCGGAGCGTCTACCTCCTTGACTCTGTTTATGCAGAAGTAACACCCTCGGCAGTCGCCCCACGCGCACAGTGGAGTCTCATGGCGTTCCAATGGCATCTCCACCTTTTTCGTGGCCCCGGTTGGGTCCTTGACCTTGCCAGTCGCCCCGCATTGTGGACACTTGTGTATTAGGCCACGTCTGGCAAAATCGTATTCCTGGACGCAACCATCGTGGATGACGTTGTCTCCATCGACAAGAGCG